TCTTGATATGCACCAACACTTGCCGCAGATAAAGTACTTTTTGCTGATACTCCTTCTGCTGTATTCCATCCCCATTCAGCAAAAACAGTAAAACCGGGTTCTAAAAAATGTTGCATTATTAAATCTAACTGACCTAATGTAAAACAACGAATAGTAAAATTTAATTTTCTTGATATATTACCAGCCCCCTCATCACACTCCATATTAGTTACAATAGGAGAAGGTCTACCAGCACCATCAGGACTAGCTACAGCCGCCCCACCCCATGTTATACCAATAGTTCCGGCTTGCGATTTATTTCCATAAACCGTACCAGCTCCACTATCTCCAGATGCTTGAAATAATCCATAATCAGGATTTGAATATAATATAAGCCCATCACCTACACCAGATGCAAGCTTTACCCAACAATTCAATCCAGATATAACCAATGGGTTATTCTTTCGTGAAGTTAGAGTTTGAGCAACATACCCATGTATATTAGAAAAATTAGGAAATGCCATAAACTTTATTTTTTGAAGTTATCCAATATCTGAATATAATTAGTTGGTATTCGTAAAATTGTTCCTTCTTTTAATGCAAATACTGCCGTATGTAAATTATTTGCAGATGCTATTATCCACCATAATGTAGAATCGTTATAAAAATAGTTAGCAAGAGTATCCAGTCTATCGCCTAATTCCGTAGCAACATATATATCATCATCTCGTAATGGAATATTTGGATATACTCTGCTTGAGTAAACCTCTCTACCATCAACTGATTTTTTTAATTTTGCATCATAATATCTACTACTGAAATTCATTTTAATTTATATTTTATTTAGCTTTTGCTTTTGCCTTTTCTGGTTTTATTGTTTTACCTTTTGGATTTGCACTTTGCGTTTGTTTCTTTTTATCAGTTTTATCTAATGACTTAGAACCATTTTTACCAGTTTGAGTTGATTTACCAACACCACCCTTACCATTTTCACTAACACCACCACTAAAGCCATACATACTTGATGTACTACCTTTACTTTGTAAAAACTTAAACGTTATAGCTACATCAATTACTTTTGGAGCTTTATATCCACTAACATCCGTACCAATTTCCCAAGGAGAATTATCATCGATGGTATATGATAATGATTCTATAAAAGATTCTTTTGTTTTATATAAATCACCCAATGTTAAACTTACCAATGGTGGTGTCACAGCTCCATTTGCAGGATATCCTTGTGGATATACCATTTTTGCTAATACACCTAACTTATCCCAAGCCGCAATGTGTTCTTCTGGATTTTGAGACCATACTCTAAAATTAAATGTTACATTACGTTCTACACTTTGGTATATATAATAACTAAATGGAGAACCTATAAATCTCTGACTATCCCAACTTGGAGAAAATGTTTCAGTAAGTCCTGTTATAGTACCTCTAAACATAACACTATTTTCAGCGTTAGTCAATGATGCAATTACTAATGGAATAAAATCATAAGATTGTATATCCTTTCCAGATGCATCTTTTTTTACACCTGGCTTTTGTTTATTTATATAATCACCATTATTTGATGAAGTTCCATTTTTAGATTCTTGGTCTTTTTTAGGAAATTTGAATTTATCCGTATCTTCTTTTGTAGGTACTCCACCATTACCAGCTCCCACTTGATTTAATTCAGCCGATACTCTTGGATTTGCCGCTGGATTTGTTTGTGTTTTGGTTAATATTTTAGCTAACTCACTATCGTTACCTCTACTTCTTAAATTACTATATGCTCTAATTTCTTGTGTTATTGGAATTCCTTTATTTCTGATACCAATAACATTCTTAGGGTCTGGTTTAGAAACACCAGCTCCCGCTTGAGTTGCTGCTAAAACCGATGATAAATCATTTCTTGTGTTAATATCGGTTGTAGTTTCATCTACCGTATTCGAATATGCAGTTGATGGTATATTTGGGTCATTTTTTAATATAGGGTCTGATTCAGCTGATATTTGTTGTTTTTTTCCCAACACCTGTTGTCCTTCTTTCCTACCACCTATCAATTCAGATGGACGTGGTTTTTTTACAGAAGAAACCGAATCTGGCAGTCCTTTTGGAGAAACGTTATCTTTAACCAAATTAGTAAACAAATTTTTACCACCCTTACCAACAGAACCTAAATTATTTGTTGATGGGAATTGTGATTTACTATTTTGTGTTATTTGTGGTTTACTAGCAGGATTTGCATTTGAATTTTCAGACGTAGTTCCTACCAATTGTGTTAATCTAGTAGATAAATCATTTCTCAAATTTACATCATCAGCTAATTCATCAACAGTATTAGAATATGCAGTTGTTGGTATATTTGGGTCATATTTTAATACAGGATTATCTTTAGCCTGTTTTATCTTTACACCCACTTCTATCTGACCTTGCTTTCTACTTTTTGCTAATTGGGTAGGGTCTGGTTTAGGAGTTTGGAAAGAACCATCTGGCTTAGTACCAGCTCCACTTGGTGTGGATGGTTTTTCAGGAGCTGTTTTTCCTAATTGATTGGAATTTGATTGTATATTTGATGTAGATAATCCATTCAATTTATCTAACATACTTGATAAATCATTTCTCAATGCTACATCTTCGGATGCTTCATCAACGGTATCTGAATATCGGATTACAGAATCAGCTGCAGTAGGTGTACCTCCACTTTTCGTATCACCAACTGATTTCCCAGCTGATATTTCTTGTTGTCCTACTTTTTTGGCTTGTGATAAGTTTTTCTCATTATCTTTTTTAATATCAGCTACCTTATCACCTAATTTAGCAAATGGATTGTTTGATGCGTTTATACTATTTGTTGAACTTCCAGCGGTAGAACTTATTGGCTTTTCTACACTTGTTGTATTTGTACCTCTAGCTAATAATATTGATGATAAATCATTTCTACCAACTATATCATTATTTGATTTATCTACTGTAGTTGAATAGAATGCCTGACTATCGTATTGAATTTCAGATGATGATTTTTTTGCGTATAATTGTTGTCCTTCCGTTCTACCTCCAAATAATTTTTTACGAACTGCATTTTTAGCTAATCCAATCCCTCCACCAATAACTCCATTTAATATTTGCTTAGGTGTACCTGTTGCGTTCTTTGCTAAAAACTTACCTACTAATGTACCAGCTGCATCTTTCTTTATTTCTGCTAAAGTAACCATTGTATTTGGTTCTTTACCTGATTTGAATTTTTGATTCAATGCTATCTTTGTTGGTATCATTGTTTCGGGAAATGCAATACCTAATTTAGATGCTAATTTTAATCCAGCGGTTTTACCTTTATTTATTAAATTACCAACAATCCCTCTATCACCGGCAGTTGTACCAGTACCACCTTTCATAGTAGTAACCATATCGGTTGATTGAGTACTTAATCTAAAAACATCAGTACCATATATTATTGGTGCTGATAATTTATTTATAATTCTAAGTCCTGTTGCTTCTTCTTCAAAAAACGATTCCGATAACCTAGCACCAAATCTTCGTCTTAATACATTTGCTGCCTTAAATGGCAATCCTAACAAACTATTACCAGGCGTAATAAGAATGTCTTTACTATCACGAATATCGTATTGCTTAGCTGCAGTCTGTCCGCTTTCTAAAACTTTAGTTTGAAATAATTCTTTTAATGACTTTCCCATTAACTATGTTTATATGAGTTACCTGATAATTTGTCTACAACTCTTGATACGCTTGAAGTAACTTTAACACCATCCATATGAACTGCTATTTTACCTGCTTTCAAGTCATCTCTTAATCCTTTTATTTCCGAAATCAATTCATCCATTTTAGCATCTTTTGATTCAGCGTCAGCTCCACCACCAATACCAAGAATACTAGCTAATCCAACTGTTATTTCTTTAATAGATGCCAATGCTGCAATTCCGGGTAAAGCAATTAATCCAGCAGTACCTAAGAATATCATAGATGCTCCTAATCCAAATAATGCTGTTGATAAAAGTGCAATAGGTCCTATCATTCCAAGTATACCACCCAATGATGTCATAATCATAGAAATACTTTCTGCTATTGGTCCAATTACATTACCCAATGCCCCCATACCACTAGCTAATATACCAATACCTGTACCTAATACTATTAATGCACCACCCAATGCAATCAATGCTAATATACCAGCACCAAATACCAATGCACCAACACCACTAAACATTATTGCTCCCAATGCAAATACAGCTCCAGCAAATAATACCAATCCCAATGCAGCTGCTGCAACTGATTCCATACTTAATCCTGCTAATAAACTCATAGCATAGGTAAATGGTATCAACGCAATTCCTAATATTGCTATTGCTATCGAACCTTTTATTATATCATTTGCTATTTTACTAATTACAAATGCACCTAATGCAAATGCTGCTAAAGCAATACCACCATATATTACAGATGCCCAATCAACTCCAGCAAATTGTTGAAATGCTAATGCCGATAATCCAATTACACCAGCAAGTAAACCAAATACCAATACTCCTTTTAATGCATTATCTCCAAATGATTTGAATCCTTTACCTAATGCAGTTAAAGCAAGACCGGTTGGGATTCCTAAAAATGCAACAGCGGCCATACCAATAGCACCCACTGTCATAACTGCAAATGCAAGACCTGCCAATGATAGTGATAATGCACCGAATAGAACTTTACCATCGCCCATTTTCTTTAAGCCCTTTGCTAATTCACCTAAACCTTTACCAACTCCACTAACATCCATTTTAGATAATACAAATAATGTTGGTAAACCAGGTATCATTCCTAAAAATCCTAAACCTGTTGGTATTAAGTTCAATGCTCCAAATAATACTTTACCATCACCCATTGCCTTTAATCCCTTAGCAAGGTCTTTTAACTTATCACCAATACCCGCTTTTCCTTTTGACATTTTGTCAGAACCATCAGCTACACTATCAGTTGATGGCAATTCAGGTTTTTTATCCGTTCCAAATGATAATTTTTTACCAAACAAACCAGCTACCTTAGTTGCTGCCATTTTAGCAAAGTTACCAAGCATTTGGAATGTACCCTTAACCATACCACCTATATTAAAACCCATTTGAGCAAGAGAACCTCCAAACTGAGCGCCGGCTAAAACCATACTACCCATTCCTTTAAGTACACTACCCAATGGACCTGATGCAAATGCTGTTAATGATTGAGACCAACTATCAAATGTTGAAAGTTGTATAGAACCATCATCATTAAGTTTATCCTGATTCTTAACCATTTTGTCAAGCTCTTCAGCGGATAATCCCAATGCTTTAGCTGCTTGACGTTTTTGGAAGATATCCATTTTATTGTATGCGTCAACTCCACCCATTTGAGCAAGGGCTTCTTTTACTGATGCTCCAATTTTACCTTCATATGCTAATTGTCTAGCTTTGTTCAAATTTATATTTCTACCAAGCATTGCACCTAATTCCAATTCATCGGTTATAGATGATTCGAAATCTAATAAGTGGTCGGTTACTTTGGTTAATGAACTCATGCTAACACCCAATCTAGCTGCTGCTACTGCGGCTTCTGCAATATTCTTTCCACCATCTTTACCATATAACGCAAATGCTTCAGTTGATTTAGCAACATCTTTCATTACAGCTGATGGCATTACTCCTTTTGATTTTGCTAACTGCTTTGTACTTTCAGCCATATCAGCCGCAATCGATGTGGAGTTATCATTTAATCTTGCAAAGTTTCCAGTTAATGCTGCTGCTTCCTGACCACTAATACCCATATTAGTAGCCATTAAATTAGTATTCAATTGAGTTTGGAAAGTTACATCTTTCATACCACCCAATTCAGCATTCAACCCTTCAGCTGTTGCTTGAGCATCTTTGAACACGAATCCTAATGCGGTTGTTGAGAAAGTAACGCCTCCCATATAACCACCCATAGCTCTTACAGTCTCACCTAATTTTTGTACTGCTGCTCCTGCTGCTAATAATGATGTACCAACAAATCCACGCCATCCACTAAACAAAAGTTTAGCAGTTGCCAATGCACCTCTTATACTTTTTTCAATACCTTTATAAGCATTAAGTTGTGACTGTACTAATTCTTTTTCTTCTGCACTTATTTGTGAATGTTTTACTGCTATTTCATAATTTGCTTTTTGAGCTTCTACCATCTCAAGCATAGCGTTAGCTTGCATATCCGTTAGCAAACCCATTTCTCTATCAAATTGAATTTTGTTTATAATTTGTTGAGTTTGTGCTGCATATTGGTCTCTTATAGCTGTTTGTGCTTGGACATCTTCTGGTCCACTTTCTGCTAATTTTTGTTGTAAACTTGTCAATCTACCAACATCACCAACCCTAGCATTCATAATTTCCGCTTCTTCAGCGGTTGCATTGCCACTTGAAATTATGGTTGATAAAGTATCTTTTGATTTTGTAAGTGATTCTGTTTGAGCTGTTGTTAATTTTGAATATATTTTGCTTATGGATTCAATTCCGCTAAGCATATCACCAAATGCAACTTTAGTATCTTTAGCTAATTGAAGCCCTTCTCGTTGTGCACTATTTCTTCGTCTAACAGCTTTTTCAGTTGCATCAATACCCTTGGAGAGTTCTTTCATATCTGCTCTTTCTTGAGCAGTAAGAGCAGTACCTTTTTCCAAGAGTTGATTATACTTCTCTCTAGCTGCTCTTAGTTCATCTGGATTACCAATATTAACTGGTGTTCCGACTACTCCTGATTTGCCTCCGCTTGATGCCATCTAATTTAATTTATTAATAACTTTTATTAAGTTTATTTAGCTTTTTACGCAATTCATTCGTCATATTTTCCAACTCTTTCATATCATCTAATACTTCTTTTGGAAGTTTTGCTTTTTCAGCTTTTTTTATGATAGTATCAGCTGCGCCTTTACTTAAATTATCAAAGAAATTAGCTACAAATCTATCTGCAGCATCAAATAATCCTTCTTTGATTGGTTTTTTATTTGTTGACATAGTTTGTTTCTTTATATTGTATAAATATTGGATAATAAAAAAGTGAGGATTAACGCATCCTCACTCTTGGTGATTTCATTTTAGATTGTATTTTCTTATTCTCCTCAGCTTCTTTTTTCTTAAGGTCTACTAACTTTTGGAAGTAGAATCTTCTAAGATAAAGTGGCATCGAATAAACTTCATACCAAGTAAACCCATTACTAAATTGAACCATTTCCCAAATTTGGGTATGTAGTTGAATTCTATAATCAGTTGGAAGGGTAAAAAAAGTTAATCCCGAATGGGATATCTAGCGCCTCCGATTCGCCTGTAATATCAGATACAAATACATATCTCATATCCATATCTGGTGAAATTTCTTTTATATATGCTCTAAAAGATTTTGTATCTTTTGCTAAAAATGAATTTTGAATCCATCTATTAACAAATCCTCTATCTGAATTACCATCGACAGATATAATCATATATCTAAAACGAGTAGTTACATCCGATGCCAAAGATGAATTTTTATTCAATCTTTCTAATGCCTGAACTTCTTTTGTAATTTCAACTTCATCTTTATGTGTTAATAATCTGAATTGAATTACTTTTCCATTTGAAGGTAATGTGAATTCGTATAAATTATTAGAATTTAGTTTATCGAAATCCAAATCTTTTGTTTTTATTGCCGATAAATCAATTACCACTTGCTGTCTTTCTCCACTAAATGGGTCATTTACTTCTACCTCATAATCAGCTCCATATCCTAAAATACGAGTTGCTAATAAAATAGCATTTTTATCACCGATATATACATCATCAATATTCAATCCCGGTTCAACAACAACTGATTCAAATAATCTATCCAAAACAATACCTTTTTTAATAAGATTTTGTGATGCTAGGATATCTTCCTCTTTAGCTGTCATATATTTTAGTTGAATAGTACCCTTTCTTAATGGGTGTCCTTCTGGATAAACTAATCCTTGTGAAGGTAATTCAATTGTTTCCGTTGGAAAATCGAATTGTCTTGGTGGTGGTACATTAGATACTTTTGGAGTTTCTATGTGTTCCGTATTTGCAATTTCTGCCATAACATTAATATTTTTAAGTTTGTATATATAAATACATAGATTTCAAAAAATTGAAATAAAAAAGGGATACCTTTTGAGTATCCCTTTTATTTTTTATTTTAATTGAATATTAGAATTCAAGAATTGCGTAATCGTAAGCCAATGTCAATTCGATTGTTGCTGGTTCGTTAGAATCAAATGCAACATCACCAAAATTTGCTTGTGAGATGAATGCACCTTTTAATTTCCACTGCTCAATCTTATCACCAACAGGACCTAACATATAGAAATCGATATCTTTCTTATAGAAATCAGCGTAGCCATCTCTACCAGTAATAGATTCATGTGATAAACGAACCCATTCCATCACCGATTGTGCACCAGATGGTACAATTGGGTCAAACAATGTAATTGTTATATCTTGCCATTCACCTTTACCTTTCAACTTTCTTTTTACGTTGATGTGGTCTAAAGTTATTACTTCAAATTGAATTGAAGGTCTTGCTGCCGCTTTAACTAAGTAAGATTGAATACCGTCAATTTCCATTACATAGCGGTTCTTCATCTTAGGTTCGAAGTTCGTATAGAACATCTTGTCAAACTCTAATATTTCTGCCATTTTATTGTTGCTTTTTTATATTAATAAATATCTACTTTTTGCTTTTCCATATTATGCTGAGAAACTTGCTCCAGTTGGTAAGATGTTGAAATCTATTACGATAAATTCCGCTGTCTTTGCCGGTTGTAAGAAAATCTGTCCTGCTAATATGTTTCTATCAATTACATCCGGTGTGTTGTTGGATTCATCCATCACCACTTTGAATGCGTATAAACCTTGTCTTTGTTGAACTGCCTCTAAATAAGGGTTCACAGTGTTTAAGAATCTAGCTCTAGTAGTTGCTGTGTTTTGTTCGAACACTAAGTAACGAGATGTTGAAGCGATAAACTTCTTAAGAACGATAAGTAATCTTCTAACATTGATTCTATCTAAAGCGGATGCCTTATCTTGCAATGTCTTCTGTCCGAATGCTACAATACCTTGTCCAGGGAATGAAGCGATTGGGTTTACTTTGTTCTCATAAAGAGTATCTCTTTCAGCATGTGTTAATCTATTTAGAACACTAATTGCTCCAGTGATACCACCTCTATTCAAACCAGCAGGTGCGAACCATTCTGCTGCTAATCTATCGTTTGCAGCGAATACAGCCGGCATCAATACTGATGGTGGAACTGAAAGAATTTTGTTAGTATTAGTATCCAAAGTTTTAACCCAAGGATAATAAGTTGCTACATAGTTTGAATCTACTGAATTTGATTGTGCAGTAGCTTCTGCAATTGATGCACCCACTCTATTAAAGTCTGCTATGTAGAAACAATCTTGTCTATCTTCAACCATATCAATTACCTTTGTAGTAACTGCAGGGTGTAATTCTCTAATAATACCTGGTGTTACAACCATATTGATATCATACTCATCAGCGTTAGAAATAGCGTTGATTGCTTTTGTATATCCTAAAGTACCATTTGATATTGAAGTTGCTAAGTTCAAACCTTGTGAGTTTGCTTGAGTCATATCAGTTCCTAAGTTAATTTTAACAGTAGGTGCGTTACCATCAAATCCATATTGGAATCCTAAGATAAATTGTCTCTTAGCCATATCCGTAGAATTAGAACCAGTCATTACATATGATAATTGTGAATCAAATGCAAATGCTACGTTAGCTCCGTTAAGTGCACCAGCAGGAATTGGTTTCAAATACATTTTGTTATCATCCGATACACCAGCTGTTTCAAAATCAAATCCACTATAATAAATTGGAGATGATGCTGTGTTACTAGCTCCAGCTGTTGAGTAAACAACAGGAGGTACATATGAATCTTCGTTTGTATTGTTTGTTTTTATTGGATTTGTATAAGCCTCATGTCCAAATGGTGCTGCTGATATTGGGTATGAACCAGCTGCTGCTACTTCAACTCTTACATATTTTGATTGGTTTGCCCAATCACCAAATTCAGTAATTTTACCACTATCATCAGTTGTATAATATCTATCACCAATTCTTCTACCAATGTAGTTAGTTGATGATGGGTCTAAGTTTACATTAGCAAATGTTTCTAATACAACTTTTCTCTTATCAGTATCATCAAATCGTCTGATAGTTACAGTAAATGTAGAATAGTCAGTTGCACCATCTTCACCAGCTGCTTTAACATTAGAGATAGCAACTTTGAATTTAGTGTTATATGCAGTACCATCACCGATTGTTACAAATTTGAAAAGGTCATATCTTTCACCAGAAATCAATTGAGAATCAACCATTGGAGTTTCAGCTTGTGCTGCATTTCCGTAAATTTGTGGTGGTAATGAAATACCTTCTACTATTGTTGCGTTATAAACAGAACCAGTATAAGTAGCCGCCATATTTTCAAAGAACATATAGCTATAAGCTTTTTTAGCTCCGAATGCGGATTCTCCAAACACATCAGCTATATCATTTGTAGCAGATGGTAAAATCGATGCCGATACATTACCATTAGTACCAGAACCAGTTATACCACTTATAGTAAATGAACCAGATGTTGTTAGACTTGATACCAATGTTGGTCCTACAAATCCAACTGCAGCATCTCCATTAGATGTTGAATATAGTGTTCCTACTATTTTTCTACCATTAATAGAACCGGATGCAACGATAGCGATACCGTTTGTTTGAGTATAGCCACCAATACCACCAACTCTTACGATGGTAGCTTGTCCAGCTTCTCTTAAATAATTTTGTACTGCATACTCCGTATAATATGTTCCATCAACTTTTCCGAATTTTTCTTCGAATTCAGCTTGTGTTCTTACGATAGTAGGTACGAATGAAGGTCCTTCTTTCAAAGGTCCTATGAATGCGGCTCCGATTTCGCCAACCCCTTGAGGTAGGAACGATAAATCGTTTTCTCTTGTGAATACGCCAGGTGATACAATTCTTTCTGCCATTTTATTTCTGCAATTTGGTTGTTATTGTAATTTTTAATGTAAAAGTACACATATAAATATAATGAAAATATCCAAAACATAAATTAAGTACTAATATGCTTTGGATATTTCAAATAAAGTATTTTTTATACTATAAAGGTCTCATATTTGGGTCAGGTGTAACTGAACCAGATAGAGAACCAGTAGACCAAGGAAACAATTCTGCATTAACAGACGTAATGTTGTATTTTGTCTCATCGATTTGTTTTCCAATTCTTTCTATAATATGAGCCCAATAGTTTGTAGATGGATTTGAACCACTTACATGATTTTTAACCCAAGTCAATACTTCAGTTTCAGTAAGTGCTTCATATTCTACAAAGTTATCAACATCAACATCAGTTGCTTTGAAAGGTGTAGCTCCAGTAAAACTACCAACATTTCCTTCTTCGTCAGTTGCAGTTACTTTCCATTGTGTACCAATAATAACATCGGTTAGATAATCAGTATTAGATTTTTTCAAACCAGTTAATTCCCAGTTATAAGTGTATCCCATAATTTGCTTGTTTATATGTTATAAATATGTTGTTTTTCAAAAATAATTTCCATCACTATTAAATATCAATTGAATTACTATAATAGTCTGTGCTTTTAAGATGAAGATATGCTTGTGTTAATAAATTATCACTATTATCCGTATCTGAATAGAATACTATCTTTTCATCCATACCTTCGGTTGCTAAATGCGCTTCTAACTTAATATCACTACCTCCCAACGTAGCTATTGGTTTTTTTGCAGTATCTCTAGCTTCTTTGGATACATATACATCAACTTTAATTCTGCAAGTATATCCACTTTTCCAATATACAGGATCGGCTGCTCTATCTAATCCGGGATTAAATTCACTACTTCCCGAAACAGGCCCCATATCATCGGTATTTCTTTTCTGAACAGCTATATCACTTATTATATGATATGCCCCACTAACAATTAATGAAGTATTTGGTATATTGTAATTTCTTTGTAATGCCATTTTATTAAATTTCTAGTGAACCGCTAAAATACGGAATTGTTTTCAAATAATTATAAGCTTGAGTTAAAATTGAATCAGAGCTTGTATCATCTATAAAAAATTCTAATTGAAAGGGTGGTGTTGATGAATACAAATTTTGGTCAATAGCACCACTTATTCTATCTGCTGCATCTGATGGATATTTAACAATTGCCCCAATCGGTCTCAACCCATTATCTCTATCTTCTTTACTAGCATATACAAATACCGCAATTCTACCTATGTGACCTGCTTTCCAAAATATATCAGGCATTGGTGACATCGCAGATGGTAATTTTGGTTGAATAAAATTATTCAATCTTCGTTCCGTATATACATTGTATATAATATGATATGCTTCAGGTATTTCAATACCAGTATCACCAATAACATAATTTTTTTGTAATGCCATAATCTTTATTTTTAACTAAGTCCTAAATGTTGTTTTATTAATGCTAACTCCGATTTCAATTCTTCAATTTCTTCACATTTCGCATCATACATTTTTTTGAAATCCTGTAATGCTAATATTTGATAAGTATTGATTACGTTCCAGTTAAGAGATAATGTATCAGGAACATCCATTGCTGCATGTTTGTCTATATACTTTTGCTTTACTTGCTCAACTTCGCTAATTCCATCAATACCAACAGTTTGTAAAGTAGGTTCGGTTGATTCCGATAATTCAAACTGCATTGGTCTTGTATCACTACCACGATGAATTGCATCCGGGAATACTTCCATTACATCCTGAGCTATCAAGCCCTGATGTACTGTCAGCATCTTTGATATTTTTCTAGCTCTTTGCTTAGGAGTATCCGTATCTTTAAGTTCAAACTTATAAGCGAATGATACGGGCTTTAATTGCATGAATCTATCTATGTATTCATAGTTTTCACTTACCTTTTCTCTTATAGAATACTTTATTCTTCTATCAGAATTATAAAATACACCATTAGAACCCAAATATGCAATATATGTACCCTGTCCACCATCTTCATCAGAAAACATAAATGATTGGAATAAATCACCGGTTGCCCAGAACTGCATAAAGTCTCCGTTGATACCAATACCACCAGATTCACCACCACTTAATCCTTCAAAATCAGAACGAGCTTCCCATACACCCATTGTATAACCACCATATAAACTAACACCAGTATATCTTGATGTACTGCCGTGGTAGAAATAGTTTGACCTAAATCTAGGTTCGGTGTATGTTGCAACGTTTTGGTTAAGCGCCCAAGCATTACCCTGATTAGATGAATCAAGAATAGTAGCCTGTGAACCACCACCCCAATAATCTTTGAATATATATCCAGTACCTTCACCTCTTAAGAAATGCCAACCATATGAGTTATTATGCATTCCGGTTGCAGATGAGTTCATCATTAAACTCACATTACCAGCTCCGTTTGCGTTAAATTCTATACCAGCCCATCCATTTCTAGTACCATCGATTCTCCAAGAACCATATGATGCGTTATTTGGATAAATGTGTGCACTATTAAGTCCACTATAATGTCCGTGATATCCCGTAAGTTGATTCCAAGTATGTTGATATGAATATCCACTACCACCATTAAATTGCCATCTAATAGTACCGAATCCATAATCATCATAGAATCGCATACCTTCATATCCTGCGTTAGCTCCAAACTTAATACCAGTATGGAATGCAATTCTTACATCCGGATATGGATAACCCCAGCCACCACACTCTCTATAAAATGCATATGCCGGTCCACATCCAACATCAGTACTGAATGATATGCCAAACGGATGGTCTACACTCACATCATAGTTATTTCTAAGATAGAATGTACCAAGACCCCATAATCTAGACCAAGTATTTCCATCAACATAATATCCAGTGTCATGGTCATAGAAAATTGGAGAACGAATATCGTTGTTTACATACACACCATAAGGTTGCATTGACATTCTATCAGAACCAGCATAGTATAAGTTAAGAACTGCTCCACTCATATACCATATCCAACCTCTAGCCGAATCATGCAAACCAAAGTTATCACCCAACGTACTCATCAAAGTGTATCTAGAACCAGCCCCCCATCCATACCAGCCGTTTCTACCACCACCATAAGTTGTTACATGTCCATATGGATTACCCTCACATTCAGGAGACCAAATACCTCTACCATATGATTGGAAATAAAGTCCACAACATCCTTGAGGTCTGAACCAATCGTTTGCAAATACTGCAGCAAATTGTGAAGAACCATTTGGGTCAACATAATATCCAGTATTATTTCTATCATAAAAAATAGTACTATCAATTCTACCAACGCCATAGATATCATATCCATTATGTTCGTTGTGATAGAAGTGTCTAATCCATTGGTTAGAATAGTAGTTCAAATAAATTGAATTACCACAGAATGAATCTATATGTAAGTTACCAGGAAGATAAATTCTACCACAACCATTTCTAGCGTATAGGTATTCGTTTACTTCAAGACGATAGAATTGAGAAGTTGATTGAGGATTGATATAATAAGAAGTATCACCAGAATCATAATAGAATCCTGCGTAGAAATCTCTATTAGCTTCGTGGTTATTACCATACATCGCTATCTTAAACCAACCACCAAATGCTGCCCAACTATGTCTCCACCACAATGAATCGGTAACACCACCAGCCATCTGCCATCCATAACGATATCCATTATATCCACCATTAAAGTGTGCTGCTTGAATACCAACCCAATGAGAAGTATCACCAGGTGAATTGCCCGGAGAACTCCATGTATCAAAGAAACCACTACCCCAACCAAACACATCATTAAAATCGGTAGTTCCCCATCCCATTGAACCTATCCAATATCTAGTATCTGATGTTATATTAGAACGAGGATTATTATAGAAATAGGTCATACCTATTCTATCTTTACTTCTTTCAGTTACCCAGTTCCAGTTTGTATAACTATTACCATCAAAATAGTATCCAGTATCGTGGTCATAATATATAGATGCTCTAACATCGGCATGTGCATAAACACCATGCGACCTCATTGACATTCTATCTGCTCCAGCATAATATAGATTCAATTCAGCCCCAGTCATATACCAAATCCAACCTCTAGCCGAATCATGTAAACCAAAGTTATCACCTGTGGTACTCATTAAAGTATATCTACTACTTACACCATATCCACTCCACCCGTTTCTACCACCACCATAAGTTGTTATATGTCCATACGGATTACCTTGCTGTTCAGCTATTACATATCCTCTACCATATGAATTCCAATACATACCTAACGCACCATTGATGTAATACCAATCGTTTATAGTTAGGGTTAGTAAATTAGTACCAGATGCTGGATTTACATAATATCCTGTATTATCTCTATCATAGAAAGTATAAGCGTAAACTGAATTTCGTACATACCAGTTATGCGATATATCAAACCAAACCGATGCGGGGTATGACCAGTTGATACCTACTCCATAGTGAGGATTATAGTTATTATCAAACCAACCAAAACTCATTTCATTTGGATTCCAGTTTGCAACACCAATACCAAATCTTCTAAATCCACCAGGTATTGAACCCGTCATACTAAATACACCGCCATGTGTTGTATTTGAGTTATGTGAATATGTGTTTATATACAAATGTGGATAATATGGTCCATTAACTACTAAACCATATCTACTATCATCAGGATATATTGAAGTTGCACCATTCGTAGATAATGTTTCAGGACCAACCATCAAACTCCATCCGTTTTCAGCACTATCAATAAGTAATCTTCCTAATCTAGAACGAGATGCCGCATTTATATAATATCCAGTATTATCTCTATCATAGTAAATGTCAGAACGTAAATTATATGTTTGTACGGCGTTACCTTCACCCATGTACATTGTCATAGATGAGTTGTTACCATACCAATGCTGTGCTTCAACTACATATGCTGAGAAATCCCAACGAGGTTCATTGTTTACGTTGTTTACTAATTTAATTCTATTACCAACAATATAGTTTGTACGAGATGTTGATGCAAAATCACCATAATATCCAG